ATTTGTATCAGCTGACGAATTCTCAAGCCCAGAAGAAGAACTACCAGAAGAAAATCAAGTCTTCATTTCTCGGCTTGCTGGATTAGTACAGGAAAAGTTTGAAGCGGCAGAACGTGGAAGACAAGATGATGAAACTCGTTGGATAAATTCTTATCATAATTATCGTGGTGTTTATAATAAGAATGTAAAATTTAAAGAAAACGAAAAATCTAAAGTCTTTATTAAAGTTACAAAGACAAAGACACTCGCAGCATACGGACAACTTGCAGATGTAGTCTTCTCTGGTTCTAAGTTTCCACTCCACATTCAAGAGACTGTTGTGCCAGATGGCATAGCAAAGTCTGCACACTTAAATCCTCTTCAAGAAAAGACAGGCAATGTTATGAGTGTCTCTCCTGAAGCAGAGGGCAATCTAAACTACCAACCACAAGAAGAAGTAACAGAAGACAATGTAGGTAACTTCAATCCCTACGATGTTGGCTTTGCTGGGGATGGCAACGAGCTAAAGCCCGGAGCAGTACAAACAGATACAGATAAATTTCTTGGTTCGTTAGAAGAAGAATACACTAACGAAGAAGGCGAAGTAGTTATAGAGAGAGGACCAGCACGTTCTCCTGAAATGCCTCAGATACAGCCAGCTCAGATAGCGGCAAGAAGAATGGAGAAGTTAATCCATGACCAGATTGAAGAATCTAATGGAACAACGGAGCTGCGTAATGCGTTATTTGAAGCGGTACTTTTGGGCACAGGCATCATCAAAGGTCCATTTAATTATAATAAAACATTACATGCATGGGAAAATGACGAGAACGGTAAAAGAACTTACACACCGGAAGCAGTAAGAGTTCCCCGTTTAGAGTTTGTTAGTGCTTGGGATTTTTATCCTGACCCTAATGCAACTTCGATGGATGACGCTGAGTGGGCTGTACATAGACACAAGTACAACAAGTCTCAACTAAGAGCGTTAATGAATCGTCCTTTCTTTAATAAAGAAAAAATTCTAGAATGTATTAGACAAGGTTTTAATTATAACAAGCGTTCTTTTGAAAGCGAGATAAAACTAGATAATAATACTACTTGGAATGAAAGTGAAAGATATGAAGTATTAGAATACTGGGGTGTTATGGATGCGGAGTTCGCTAGAGAATCCGGTCTTGATGTTGCACCAGATATAGATGACCTAGAAGAAATCCAAATAAATGCTTGGATTTGTATGGGTAAAGTATTGAGACTAGTAGCAAACCCTTTCAAACCAAACAGACTTCCGTATCATTCTTTCCCTTATGAAAAGAATCCTTATTCCTTTTGGGGAGTAGGCGTTCCAGAGAACATGGAAGATGCACAACAGATTATGAATGGACACGCTAGAATGGCTATAGACAACTTAGCTTTAGCAGGTTCATTAGTATTTGATATAGATGAGGCAGCTTTAGTTAGTGGTCAGTCTATGGACATATACCCCGGAAAGATATTTAAAAGACAAGCGGGTATGCCCGGTCAGTCTATATATGGATTAAAGTTTCCTAACACAGCACCAGAGAATATGCAGATGTTTGATAGATTTAGACAGCTTGCAGATGAAGCAACAGGAATACCTTCATACTCTCATGGTAACACAGGTGTACAGGGAATGACAAGAACAGCATCAGGAATGTCAATGCTAATGGGAGCAGCCTCTTTAAACATTAAGACGGTTGTGAAAAACTTAGATGACTTCCTATTGAAACCATTGGGGTTAGCGTTTTACCAATGGAACATGCAATTTTATGAAGGAGATTTAAATGTCGTTGGAGACCTTGAAGTTAAAGCTACAGGAACTAGTTCACTCATGCAAAAAGAAGTTAGGTCTCAAAGACTCACAACTTTCTTACAGTCAGTACAAAACCCGGCTGTTGCGCCGTTTGTCAAAGTTTCTAAAATTATTCAAGAGCTGGCGTACAGCCTTGACTTCGACCCCGAAGAAATAATCAACTCGCCTGAAGAGGCAGCAATATATGCAGAGATTATAGGTCGTCAAAACCAACCACAAGCACAAGGTCCGGCTGATGCAATGGGTGGTGAGATAGCTCCGGGAGCTCCGGCTCAACCGGGAGAAGAACAGTTTAGTGGTGGAGGCGGTGGTGCAAACACTCCTCAGATGCCACCAGAGATGCAAATGCCACAAGGTTAGCAATGGATATAACAAAATTAAAAAGTTTAGTAGCCTCACCTACTTGGCATTTGTTTGAAGAGTACTTAGAGAGTGAACAAAAAATGTCTGTTAAGAGGGCAATGAATTCTTCAGAAGATAAAGAAATCTATAAAGCACAAGGAAGATTTGCTTTAACAGAACAGATTTTAAACATACGAACAACAATCTTAAAATGAGTGAACAAAACTCTAGAGATGATTTAGAACAAGCTTGTATTGATGGTAATATTGAAGCTTGTCGTATCTTAGGAAGACCAACACCAATGAAACACAGGGGAATGAAAATGGCACAAGGCGGATTACTAGCAGACGCATCTAAAACATGGAAAATGGAAGCAACTTACCCAGAGTTTCAAAAAGGAATAGCAAGTAGCTTGCAGAATAAGGCTTCCGCACAACCAGTCGAGGAGACATTTATGTATAGTCCGTTACAAACAGGGTACGCAGAAGGTGGAGAAGTTGATATGGATATAACAGGTTCAATGTTAACTCCCGAAGTTCCTCTAAACTTTGAAGACGAAATGCCAATGGATGAGATGGTGATGGAAGATGAGAGTGGTTTAAGCCCAGAGCAAGAAGAAGTTTTACAACAGGCTACATCAGATTATCCCGAACTAGAAGAGATATTAAATATACTAGGCGAGGGGATGTCAACAAGTGAGTTTACAGGTGAGGGTCAAGTAGAAGGACCGGGAACAGGAACAAGCGATTCAATACCTGCTCAGTTATCTGATGGTGAGTTTGTATTCACAGCTAAGGCTGTAAAGCAATTAGGTGTAGACAAACTTAGAAAGATGATGTCTAAAGCTGAGATGGATTATAACGATGGTGAAGAAAGACAAGAGTATGCTCAAATGGGTGACCAAGGTTTTGCAGCTGGTGGTTATTCTATAATGAAAAAAAAACCTAGTTATGCTCAAGGTGGTCCAATAGAAAGACACATGGACGCAAACCAAGTAGAAAGCAATGAAGGTTTTGGAAGCAAAGTATTTAATTTTGTAGCTAGAGGACTTGATAAGGTTTTAGGTAGACCTGTTGATGCAGTGATTAATTATATGAATACACCTGAGAATTCAATAGACCCAGACACAGACTACGAAGGTGAAAGAAGAGCAAAAGAACAAGCAGATTTTACAAGACAGAATAGAGAAGAAGCAGACGCACAGATGGCTAGAGATAATAGATTACGTGGTCCTTCTTTGTTAGATGGAAAAGATTTTTAACTTAACTTAACTACAAAGACCCGACAAAGTATTATCGAGATACAGTTCGACTTTGTAGTGACAACCCCAGAGCTACCTTAATTGCACTCTGGATTTTTACAACCCCGAAAGCTACCCAGCACTTGCTGGCACTTAATGGAGGTCGATAATGGCAACAGCCGCAGAAACGAAAGAAGAAGTACAAGCAGAAGCAAATCCTTATAACAAAAAAAAGAAGTGGGACAACAGTAATTCGGAAGCCGCAACAGGTTTTCAAAGCGCTGATGATTCCTTAGCATATGTAGCAGATAAACGAGAAGCAGTTATTTCCAGCAACTCTCCTATATTAGGAAAGGAAGAGGAAGCTGAGATTGTTCAAGAAGCTACTAGTGATTCTGTACCAGAAGAGACTAATGATAAATTTAAAAAGGTCGATTTTAAAAAGCGTTATGATGATTTAAAGAAACATTATGATAGAAAGTTAGGAGATTGGAAATCTAAAGAGCAATCGCTAAAAGCGGAAATGCTCTCAGGACGCACAACCTACAACGCCCCTAAAACACCAGAAGAACTGGCTACTTTTAAGGAAGACTATCCCGATGTTTACGATGTAGTAGAGACAGTAGCTGACATGAGAGCAAAGGAACAACTTTCAAATTTACAGGAAGAAGTTTCAAGGCTTTCAGAAAAAGAGTCATCTAGTAATAGACGAGCGGCGGAACAAGAGTTATTAAATGTTCATCCGGATTTTAGAACAATCAGAGATTCTGAAGACTTTCATGATTGGGCTAGAATACAACCTGAAGTAATCCAAGATTGGGTTTATAAAAACACAGGTGATGCGTCTCTTGCAGGAAGAGCTATTGAACTATACAAACTAGATGCTGGTATTTCTCCCTCAAACACTGAAGGCAAGCCGAAAACAAAGAGTCCAATAGACTCTAGAGGAAGCGCTGCAGACGCAGTGTCGGTTAGGTCTAAAACACAAGACCCAACACCTCAAGAGAAACTATGGACAACCTCAGAGATTGCTAATCTTTCTGTGGACCAGTATGAAAAAGTTCAGGCTGAATTGGATGATGCTTTTAACACAGGTCGTATCGTGAACGGTTAGCTTTATTAAGTAACCAAACAAGAGGTTTTCACGCACTACTCAAATAGTGTTTGTTAATTTCTTAACTATAGGAGAAAGCCATGGGCATTGAAGCAGGCACAGGCAATAACTTCCTCGTAGGTACATCGGGACAAACAAATACGTTCTGGCTACCGGAAGTTTTTTCAAAAAAGGTACAAGTTGCCTTTCGTAAATCGGCAGTAGCTGAAGCTATCTGTAACACGGACTACATGGGAGAAATCTCTCAGTTCGGTGATACAGTTAACATCATCAAAGAGCCAACCATCACAGTAACTGATTATACTCGTGCGACAACTACACTAGCATCCACAGTCCTAACAGACGATGAGCTAGTATTACAAGTTGACCAAGCGAAATACTTTCAGTTCAAAGTTGATGATTTAGAGAAGCGTTTTTCACATGTAAACTGGCAAACAGTTGCATCTGATAATGCGGCTTATCAATTGAAAGATGCATTTGATTCAAATGTAATCACTGCAGCTATTGCAGGTATCGGAAGCAATGCTTACGGTACAGTAGCAGCGCCAATTGATACTGGTTTTGGTACAAGTGAAGTAGACCCATTAGACGTGTTAGCACGTTTAGCGCGTTTACTTGATGACCAAAACGTACCAGAGGAAAATCGTTGGGTAGTTGCAAAGCCTGAGTTCTACGAAGAGTTAGCTAAAACTAGTTCTAAGTTGATGTCAGTTGACTACAACCAAGGAAATGGTGGTCTACGTAACGGACTAGTTGCATCAGGTGAGCTTCGCGGCTTTAAGATGTACAAGTCTAACAACGTAACAACACCTTCTGGTTCAGGTAGCCCTACGCACCACATTCTAGCTGGACATATGTCAGCTGTTTCTTGTGCGCAGTCGCTCTCTACAGTTGAGTCAATTAGAGACAATGCTTCTTTCAAAGACATTGTTCGTGGACTATTGGTTTGGGGTCGTAAAGTATTGCGTCCTGAAGCACTAGCCTTAGCTATCATTAAGATTGACTAAGTAGTAAAACTTTAAGGAGTCCTTTCGGGGACTCCTTATCCTAATTATAGAAGAGGAAAAATGGCTAATAAAACATTTTTAACTTTGACTAATGAAGTTCTAGGAGAATTGAATGAGGTTACTCTTACCTCTGATAATTTTGCAAATGCTTCTGGAATTCAAAAGTTTGCAAAAGATGCTCTCAGTAGAGCATACTTTGATATAGCTAACGAAAATCCAGAATTTCCTTGGCTTTCTATGACAGCATCCGGAGACTCAGAAGAGTATGGCAATACCTTTGTAGATACTGTTGCTGGAACTAGATGGTATACATTAAGAAAACATTCAAGCGGTACACATGGAACTGCAAAAGATTTTGGTAAGGTAGACTGGGATAATTTTTATTTAACTACAGAAGATGTAGGTTCTTGTTCTAGTGTCGGAGTATGCTCAAATGCTTCTTACTCGACAGCCGCTACTTGTATAGCAGCTAGTCATACGTGGACAGATTATGATTCATCGTCTGTTTGTATAGCAGCAAGCGGAACTTGGACAGCTACACATACATCTCCACATACTAGACAAAATTTAAAATTTATTCCTATTGAAGTTTGGAAAAAATTTCATAGAGAATCTGATGATAGTGCTAAAGATACTGGCGTTTACAGTCAGCCTACAAAAATAATAATGTCTCCAGATGGTCAAAAATTTGGCGTGTCCCCACTTCCAGACAAAGCATATAGAATTTATTTCTATGCTTGGGAGCAAGCAGAGCCTTTTACTTTACATGGAGATGAAGTTAGATTTCCAGAACAGTGGACTTCGGTATTGTTAGCAAAAGCAAGATATTATATCTGGCACTTTAAAGAAAATATAGAGTTAGCAAACTTAGGCTTAGAAGAATACAGAAAAGGAATTCGATTAATGCGGGCGCATACAGGAAAACCTCAGCCCTCAGTTATGACAGATGATAGAATAAGGTTCGTATAATATGGGAATTGAGCAAGGAGTATCAATTGCAGTAGGTGGTGGTTTAGATAAAACCTCTTCATCTTATGAGCTGTTTAAAACTCCGGGAGTTGCTACAAGATTAAGAAATTATGAAGCTTCTATGGAAGGTGGTTATAGAAGAATTAATGGATATAGACAATATGTAATAAGTCCAGTTATAAGTTTTACTATTGTTAATGGTGGAGCTGGATACAGTGCTGGTGCAACCGCAAACATTGTAGACTCAGATGGAAATGGTAGTGGCGCTACAGCAACTGTGACTGTTGCTAATGGAGCTGTTACTGGACTTTCATTAACTGCTGCAGGTTCTGGTTATCAGACAAACCCAACTATTACAATTACTACCTCACCAAGCGCATCAACTGTTGCAGACATAACAGTTAATATAAATGCGGCGACATCGCCAACTGGAGGAACAACACCTATTCATGGTATACATCCATATAAAGAAGGCTTCTGGGTATGTCAAGGCGGAAATATTTATTGGGGCGAGAATGGTTATGAGTGGACACAGGTAAATAAAGACTACGGTACAGCATCTGCAGGAGCTACTACAACACAGCAAACTACTGAAGAGGCTAACAATGTTTGGACAGCCGGCTTTGCTACAGCTGCACAGCTATCATCCAAACCAGCAGTTTCTTTAAGCACAACAGCCCGCTATCAATTTTCTGAATATATTCCCTCTGGTTATCCAAATGCAAGAATCTGTACAGTAAATGGTACTGATGCTGCAGTTTATCTAGAAACAAAAATAGTAAGTGGTACGAGACAATTCAGATTCCATAGAGGATTGTATGATGCCTTTGGTTTGTCTAAAACAACTCCCGTATATGCTGATATTCCTAAACCTCAATTTACTGAAGTACATATAGACCATACTATTATAGGTGGTTGGAGTACAAAACCAGAAACATTATATTATAGTACAAGATACAATGATGCAAATTATACAGGCGCATCGTCAGGTTTTATAAATATTGGTGATAAGATAAGCGGTTTAAAAATATGGCGTGAACAATTTATTGTATTTGGTGTAAATAGTTTACAGCGTATAGTTAATATTAATAACTCCGATACTACAGCCGTAGAAAGTATAACTAAAAACATAGGTTGTTTAGACGGCTTCTCGATTTCTGAGATTGGGGGTGACTTAGTATTCTTAGCTCCTGATGGAATGAGAACGGTTGCTGCAACAGCGCGTATTGATGACATCGAGTTATCCTCTATATCACATAAAATATTACCTATTATTAGTGACTTAGTTGCAAACCTATCTTCTTTTGATTTATGTGCAACTGTTATAAGAACAAAAAACCAATATAGATTATTTTATAGTAGTGCAACAACAGGTGCAGATTCTAAAGGTATTGTAGGCACATTTAAAATAAGTCCACAGGGCATGCCTCTTTGGGAATGGTCTGAAGTATTAGGGATACAGGTTTCAGCAATGGGTTCTGGATTTAATACAAGTGATAAGGAAATAACTTATCATGGGGACTATGATGGAAAACTTAATTTTCATGATACAGGAAGTAGTTTTGATGGTGAAAAGATTAGTGCTGAGTATAGAACTCCAGATATAGATTATGGGGATATTGGAATCAGAAAAACATTGCACTTTACTAAGCTCTCAATAAAACCCGAAGGCGTTACTGATTTATATTTAGACACAAAATATGATTTTGAAAGTGGAGAGATACAACAACCTGAAACAACCCATGTTGGTTCTATACTAGTCCCTTCTGTTTTTGGAACGGCTGCGTTTTCAGTAGGAAAGTTTGGAGTTCCTGAATATCCTATGAAACGAGTAAGTCTATATGGTAGTGGTTATTCAAACAGTTTTAAATTTACAAGCAATGATACAAATCCACCGTACTCTATTCAGGGTATGTATGTGGATTTAATTCCAGCAAGCAGGAGATAATTAATGGCAGGAGATAAATAATGGCGAATCCATATACTAGACAATCATCATTTTCAGATGGGGATACAATTAATTCTTCGTTATTTAATAACGAATATAACGCATTGGTTTTATCCTTCAGTGCCACAGTAGGACATACACATGATGGGTCTACTGGAGAAGGTGCGCCAATTACTAAAGTAGGACCAACTCAGGATATTGTTGTAGCTTCAACTACTATACTACCTAAAACAAATAATACAGTTGATTTAGGCTCTTCTTCTTTAAAATTTAAAGACGCTTATTTTGCTGGTAATGTAAACGTAGATGGAGTTGTCACGCATAGTGGTAACATGACAATTGGTAATGCTGCTACAGACACTCTTACTATTAATGCTACAATACAAGGAAGTTCATTAGTATTTGAAGGGGCTACAGCAAATGCTCATGAACTAACATTAGGAATTCCTGATGTTACTTCTGACGTAACTGTTACTCTTCCTAATGCTACAGATACATTAGTTGGTAGAGCAACAACAGATACTCTAACAAACAAAACATTAGGTGCTACTGCATTTACTGGAGCTATAACTACTACTTCTACAGTTGATGGCAGAGATGTTGCAACTGATGGCACTAAGTTAGACGCTATAGAAGCATCAGCCACAGCCGACCAAACCGCTGCACAAATCAAAACTCATTTAGAAAATGGTATTGATAGTGTTCATTATGTAGATGGTTCTATTGATACTGTTCACATAGGTGATGACCAAGTTACAGCAGCCAAATTAGCCAACTCAATTAATTCAGAAATTTCTGCTAACACAGCTAAGACTGGTATTACTTCTGCTCAGGCAAGTGCTATAACTGCTAACACAGCCAAGACTGGAATCACTTCGGCTCAAGCAAGTGCTATAACAGCTAACACAGCTAAGACAGGTATAACATCTGCACAAACTTCTGCTATAACAGCTAACACAGCTAAGATAACATACCCTGCTTCTGCCAGTAATAAGCTTGCAGGAATAGAAGCTTCAGCTGATGTTACCGATACAGCTAATGTTGTTGCTGCATTATCCGCAGGCACAGGCGTAGGTATAACAGGAGCTGGTGTTGTTAGTGTTACAGCAGTAGCTTTAAGTACAGTACAAACTGCAGCTAATCAAACAGCACACTTAGCACTAACTGCTCAAGAGGGTGACATAGTAGTTCGCGCAGACGAAAATAAATCATATGTTCATAATGGTGGTTCTGCTGGAAATATGAATGATTATACTTTATTAGCTACTCCTACTGATTCAGTTTTGAGTGTTAATGGAGTTACTGGTGCAATTACTGCTGCTCATATAGCAACTGCTGTAGAAGCTGCAAGTGGTTCAAACACATTCACTGATGCAGACCATACTAAATTAAATGCGATTGAGGCATCAGCCACAGCTGACCAAACAGCAGCACAAATCAAAACTCATTTAGAAGATGGCATTGATAGTGTTCATTATGTAGATGGTTCTATTGACTTAGTACATATGAGTATTAACAGTATTGACTCACCTCAATATGTAGATGGAAGTATTGATTTAGCACACATGAGTCCAAACTCAGTTGACTCTGACCAATATGTAGATGGTTCTATTGATACTATTCATATAGCAGGTGACCAAATTACATCCGCATTGATTGCTGATGACCAAATTGATAGTGAACATTATGTAGATGGTTCTATTGATTCTGTTCACATAGCTGCTAGTAATATCACAAACGCTTTGATGGCAGACGATGCTATTGGATTAGCTGAATTATCTGCTACAGGCACAGCAGGAACTACAACTTTCTTGCGCGGTGATAATACTTGGAGTGTTCCTATAGGTGGAGTAACTAGTGTCAACGGTGTTACTGGTGCTATTACAGCCGCTAATATTGCTACAGCAGTTGAAGCTGCTAGTGGTTCTAATACATTTACTGATGCTGACCATTCAAAACTTAATGCTATTGCTGCAAGTGCTAATAACTATGTACACCCTAACCATAGCGGTGATGTAGTTTCTACAGCAGACGGAGCTACTGTTATTCAAGTTGATGCAGTAGATATTCCTATGTTATCTGCAACAGGCACGGCGAGTACTTCTACATTTCTAAGAGGAGATAATACTTGGGCTGCGGCTGGCTCAACAAGTGCTAGTGATTTAACTTCAGGAACATTACCAATTGCTCGTATAGCTGATGGGGCAATTACAGGAGCTAAGATTGCTGCTGGTACAGTAGTTGCATCGGATGTTGCTGATGATGCTATAACAACAGCAAAGATTTTAGATTCTAATGTAACAGTAGCTAAGATGGCAGCAAATTCTGTAGACTCTGCACAATATGTAGATGGTTCAATAGACTTAGCACACATGAGTATTAATAGTATTGACTCAGACCAATATGTTGATGGCTCTATTGATACTATTCATATAGCAACTAGTAATATTACTAATGCATTAATGGCAGATGATTCTGTTGATTCAGCAGAGATAGTAGCCGGTGCTGTTGATTTAGCACACATGAGTGCTAACTCAGTTGACTCACCTCAATATGTAGACGGTTCAATAGATTCAATACATCTTGCAGGAAATATTATTTCAAATGATAAGATAGCAGACGATGCTGTTGATGAAGCCAACCTTAAAGTATCCAATGCACCTACTGACGGATTTATTTTAACTGCTGAAGCTGCAAATGTTGGTGGAATGACTTGGGCGGCTGCTTCTACTGCATCTATCGGAGATGATTCTGTTACATATTCTAAGATACAGAATGTTTCAGCAACCGATAGGATATTAGGTAGAGATAGTGCAGGCGCGGGCATTATTGAAGAAATTACTCCAGCTAATTTACGAACTATGCTTGGAGTAGAAACTGGTGCTACTGCTGACCAGACCGCTGCACAGATTAAAACTCATTTAGAAAATGGAATAGACAGTGTTCATTATGTAGATGGTAGTATTGACTTAGCACACATGAGCGCTAACTCTATAGACTCAACTCAGTATGTTGATGGTTCTATAGATACTGCACACTATGCAGGAGGAAGTGTAGATACTACAGCTTTAGCTGATGATGCAGTTACAGCAGCTAAGTTAGCTAATTCAATCAATACAGAAATTGCTGCTAACACAGCTAAGACTGGAATCACTTCTGGACAAGCTTCTGCTATAACAGCTAACACAGCCAAGACAGGAATTACATCTGGACAGGCAAGTGCAATTACAGCTAACACAGCTAAGACAACTAATGCTACTCACACAGGTGACGTAACAGGCAGTGGAGCTCTTACTATTGCTGCCGATGCTGTCACCGGTGCTAAGATTGCTGATAACGCAATAAATAGCGAACACTATACAGACGGAAGTATTGATAGGGTACATCTTGCTGCTGATATTATTGATAGTACTAAGATTGCTGACAATGTAACTCTTGGTGGTAATGTCACAGTATCTGGTAATCTAACAATATCTGGAGACACAACTACAGTTAATACTGCAACATTAGCAGTTGAAGACCCATTAATTTCTTTGGCAACAGGCAACAATGGAGCTGACGCAGTAGATATTGGAATGTATGGTTTGTATGACACGTCAGGTTCACAAGACTTATATGGTGGTTTATTCAGAGATGCTTCTGATTCAGGTAAATGGAAATTATTTAAAGACAACCAAGCTGCACCGGGAACAACAGTTAATGTATCTGGTACAGGTTATGCTGTTGGAACATTAGTTGCAAATCTTGAAGGAAGTGTTACTGCAGCAAACTCTGTAGACTCTGACCAATATGTTAATGGAAGTATTGATGAAGTACATTTATCAGACAACTCTGTAGATAGTAGAGCATATGTGGATGAAAGTATTGACACAGCCCACATTGCTGATGCACAAATTACTCTAGCTAAGATGAGTACAAATAGTGTTAGTACAAACCAATATGTGAATGGCTCGATACAAACAGACCATATTACAAACTCAAATATTACTCTAGCTAAGATGGCAGCAAATTCTGTAGATTCTAGTCAGTATGTAGATGGAAGTATTGATGAAGTACATTTATCAGACAACTCTGTAGATAGTAGAGCTTACGTTGATGGAAGTATTGACGCAGCACATATTGCAACAGGAACTATTACAGCTACTCAATTAGCAGCAAATTCTGTGGATTCTAGTGAATTAGTCGATAATAGTGTTGATGCTTCTCACTTAAATGTATCGGGAAACGGCACTACTTCTCAGTTCTTACGTTCTGATGGTGATGGAACTATGACTTGGGTAACACCAACAGATACTAACACTACTTACTCAGTAGGAGCTGGCGGACTTACTCAACAGAACTTCACTACTACATTAAAGAACAAACTTGATGCTGTAGCTGCAAGTGCTAATAACTATTCCTTACCAGAAGCAACCGCTACTGCAAAGGGCGGTATAGAATTATTTAGCAATACTGACCAAAGCGTTGCTGCGACTGCAGTTAGTGCTACTGCTTCCAGAACTTATGGTCTACAATTAAACTCTGCTGGTCAAGGTGTAGTTAATGTTCCTTGGGTTGATACAAACACTACTTACTCTGTAGGAGCTGGCGGACTTACTCAACAGAACTTTACTACTACATTAAAGAACAAACTCGATGCTGTAGCTGCAAGCGCTAACAACTATTCCTTACCAGAAGCAACCGCTACTGCAAAGGGTGGTATAGAATTATTTAGTAACACTGACCAAAGTGTTGCAGCTACAGCAGTTAGTGCTACGGCTTCCAGAACTTATGGTCTACAGTTAAACTCTGCTGGTCAAGGTGTAGTTAATGTTCCTTGGGTTGATACTAATACTAATACCAACACAACTTATACTGCTAGTACGGGTTTAACATTAACAGGAACTGCATTTTCTATTGCTACTGATGGTGTAGATTCTCAACACTACGCAACAGGAAGTATTGACGCAGCACATATTGCAAGTAATACAATTACAGCTACTCAGTTAGCCGCAGATTGTGTAGGTGCTTCTGAGTTGGCTAATGACTCTGTCGGTTCGGCTAACATTATTGCGAATAGTATTGTTGCGGGTGATATTGCGGCAGGCGCTGTTGGTAATTCAGAACTAGCTGCAGATTGTGTGACAGGTGCTAAGATTGCAAATGACGCAATTAACTCTGAACACTATGCAAACGGAAGTATAGACAACGCACATATTGCAGACAATGCAATTGGCTCGGAACACTATGCTACAGGTTCAGTAGATGCAACTGCCATCCAAAATGATGCTATTAATAGTCAGCATTATACTAATTCTTCAATTGACACAGCACACATAGGTGATTTACAAGTTACAGGAGCTAAATTAGCTTTAGACCACAGAGCTGCGTCTCTTTCGGCTGATGTTAAAGTGGGTAATTCTCACGATTATATGTTTGCTGATGCCTCACACGGACTAAGGTTCTATACTGCTAATGCAGAAGAAATGCGTTTAGAAGATGATGGTGACTTACACGTTGATGGGAACATCGTTGCTTACTCAGCGACTGTTTCTGATGAGAGATTAAAGCACGATATAAAGCCAATTGAGAACGCCTTAGATAAGGTGGGTCAATTAAACGGTTGTACTTTTACTTACAATGCAGACGGTAAAGAGTCAGCAGGGTTAATCGCACAGGATGTTGAGAAAGTATTACCTTCAGCAGTAACAGAAAAAAAGCTGCCTTTAAAGATTGACGATGGTAATGAGTACAAAGTTCTACAGTACGACCAGACAATAGGTTTATTAGTTGAGGCTATTAAGGAGCTTACTGCTAAAGTAGAAAAACTGGAGAATAAATAATGGCTTTACCAAGTTCAGGTTCTATATCCCTTAATCAAGTTAATGTTGAATTAGGTAATTCAGGTACTGCTTCTATTGATATGAATAGTTCTGCGGTTAGAGGTTTGTTTGGTATAGCTTCTGGCGAGATTGAAATGGCAGACGGACATGGCAAAGCGAATTCTGTAGATATAACTATCTCAAGTAATGCGAGCAATTATAATATTAAGACTGCTTTCTTAGCAGCAGGTGGTAATCAAGCATCTCAAGATTGTAACATAACTATTAATTCTGGTGTTACTGTAAGTGCTTCTAATACCAGCAACACTGGTATGAAAACAGACACAGGCTGGGGCGCTGGGAGAACAATTTATATTACAAACAATGGCACTATAATAGGTGCAGCAGGTGCAGCAGGTTCAACAGGTTCAACAGGTTCAACAGGTTCTGCGGGTTCAAATACAACAGGAAACCCCGGTTCTGGCGGCGGTAATGGCGGTGGCGGTGTTGAATATTTCACTGGCACTAATACTGCTGGCGCAGGTTCAGCAGGTTCTGGCGGTTCTGGTTCAGCAAGCGGTTCTAACAATGGTGGAAATGGTGGGGCAGGTGGAAATGGTGGGGCAGGTGGAACGGGCTCTAGTGCTTTTAATCATTCCCAGACTGCTGATAACAATTTATCAGTAGTATTTGTCACAGCAGGTACACGTACAGGAGGTGCTGGTGGTAGTGGTGGCTCAGCTGGTTCTGGAGGTTCTGGAGGTGCTAACGGAGTTCATACCACTTATGGAAATGGCGGCGGCGGTGGTGGCTCAGGATGGCATAGTTTTAATTGGAATCATAAAAGCGGTGGCGGTACAGACCCCGGCGGTGGTGGAGGCGGTGGCGCTGTAGGCGGTTCTGGTGCAGCGCAGACTTGTTATAATCAATGGAACTGTGGCGGACAACCCGGTGCTAATGCTAGTGGAACTACTGGTGGACAAGGCGGTCAATCTTATAGAACTGCTGCATCTTGTGGTTATTGCAGTTCTTGGGGATATGACGGAGGAGACGGAGGTAATGTAGGTCAAGCAGGTTCAGCAGGCGGCGGTTCTGGTTCAGCAGGAGGTGGAGCTGCAGGTTCAAATGGAACAGCAAATGGCAGTTCAGGTTCATCAGGTGCAAATGGTTCAGCTGGCTCGGCAGGTTCAGCAGGTGCAGTATTAAGCGGTAATACAGGTCAAATTTCATAGGAGATATCATGGCAGATTTAAAAGCAAGACGAGTTTTAGGTGGTAAATATACTGCCGATGATACTCTGGAACTTTTGTTTACATATGAAGGCGCAGCTCATTCTTGTGTACAGTATATAGAAGTAGTAAGCGGACCAACAGTAACGCACGGGGGTGGAGCAGCAGCAGACAGTAGACTTCATTATAAAGCGTCTGGAAGAGATGCAGATGGTGATGGAATAATTGATTATAGTTCATTAGAAATGCTTATTACTCAGTCAGAAAAAGGTACAACAGTTGTTAAAGTAGTATCAGAAATTATATTAAAATCTGTATATGATGCTTATATGGTAGAATATACTGCGTGGTTAGATGCTTATGTAACGCTCGCAGAAAGTGAAGAAGAAGAAGCTGTGTTAGCAGAAGGAGCGCCTGACGCACCCACTTATCCTGAACCTACAGTATATAAGTCAGGCGAACTAACCTTAGAATGGGAAAATTCTTCTTTTGTATAAATGCAACCTTTCGGTAACGGTAAATTTACTCCAGAAGAAATAAAGGAAAATAAAAAAAGGTCTCTTTGGTTTACCATTAGTAAAGAAGTAAAAGATGAGAGACGCACACTTTGTAATAGTTGTGAAAGCAGAATGGGAATAATTTGCAAAGAGTGTGGTTGTGTTATAAGAGCTAAGACAGCCATGTCTGGAGAAAAATGTCCTTTAGGAAAATGGTTACCCATAGAGAAGTAACTAAAACTTGACAAATAGAAAAAAACATTGTATAATGTTTCTTATATAATTAAGAAAAAGTTATACACTAAAAGTGAAAAGATTTAAATTATCTAAAGAAGCCACCCAGATAGGTGCTTGGATTATACCCCACGATATTATAGATGATATATGTGATTATTGGGACAATCCTGAAAATGATAAAAGAAAAGTAACTGGCAGCATTGGCAAATATAACATTGGTAATGCTATTGACATTGATGTAAAGGATTCTATTGAAATAGAAATTAATAGTAATAATTTTGATAAGCCATGGGATAAGTACAGAAAATATTTACAAGATTGTTTAGATGATTATCTTTTACAATATCCAAACGCCAATGAAGTAATGCCGTTTAATTTACTAGAGAACTACAATCTACAATGGTATCCAAAAGGCGGAGGTTATAAAGATTGGCATCACGAAAATCCGGGCAGTGTTGAATATGTTCATAGACATTTAGTTTTTATGACCTACTGTAATGATTTGCCAAATGCTGGCACACATTTTAAACATCAAAATATTACAACACCATCTATCAAAGGACTAACATTAATATGGGCTTCTGGTTTTACTCACACCCACAAAGGACAAATTACAGAAGAACACGAAAAAATGATTGTTACAGGGTGGTATAATTTTGTTGATGTTTTTAACAAATTAGATAAATAATTATTTTTAACTATGTTTTTTATTCTTAATAATTTCTTTTATAAATGATAATAGAAGAAAATTTTCTTACTGATAGAGAACTTGAAACAGTACAAGAAGGTATAATAAACAATCAAGATTTTCCTTGGTATAGAGTTCAGTATTCTTCAAGTGAGGCTTATCCTTTTTATTGTCATACCTTAATAAAACGAGAAGAGTTTATTGAGGAAGATGAACCAGAAATAAATTCATCTTGGTATGATTTCTTTTTTCCTATCCTTCACCGATTTGTTGAAAAACATAAATTATATAAAGGTGATTATCAAATGATGAGATGTGCTATAAATGACACATTAAGTTTTTCAGATAAAGGATGTGATATTCACGTTGATTATGAAGAAGAACATTTAGTCTTTATGATATATTTAACAGATAGTAGTGGAGATACAATTTTTTATACTAAGCAATGGAAAGAGGGGGAGAACCCTCAATTCAAAAACAAATTTAAAAATAGCAAAGGTTATCCCAAGTTTAAAGTTAAACAAAGGGTGACACCAGAAAGAGGAAAGATGATTTGTTATGATGGTGTAAATTATCATTCACATGATTGGAAAAAACCAAATGAAAGAAGAGTGATATGCATTTTTGCGCTTAAAGGAGAGCGTAGAAATGACAAGTAAAATTGAAATTTTTGATAATGAAGTGCCATTTGTAGATATGCAAAGCATCTATGACTATGTTTGTAATTCAAATTATACATTAGGTTGGAAAGATAGAGCTGGTACGCCACCTAATATTCATAGTGCATTTACAAAAAATGAAGTAATACTTTCTGAATTATTTAAACATTTAAAAAATGTAAGTAAAAAAAGTAAATTAAAATTTGACATAGATAATTTTGATGAGTGTGTTGTAAATCTAAGTAAGTGTGGTGATTATAATTTTAATCATACACATAAAGGCAAAATAGTTTTATTATATTATGTCAATTTAGAATGGAAAGATGGTTTCGCTGGTGAAACTATATTTTATGATAATAGTCTAATTAATGCTACATCTGTAATATCATTTGTGCCGGGTAGAATTGTTATTTTTGATGGTGAAACACCTCACACAATAAGACCACAATCAACATATGGTCCTGATTATAGATTTACTCTCAGTTATTTTGTTAACAAGAATTAAAAATTAGAAGAGTGATGTGTATTTTTGCACTTAAAGGAGAGCGTACAAATGACAATTAGATTACGAAATAATTTAATAGCTGGTTTAATTGTCTTTACATTTTGGTGTGTTTTTGTTATTCCAGTAATGGCAGCAGACCCTATAGTTACAGACTCAACCAGCGTAGTTACAAGCACAGGTACAAACGTAACAACAGTTAAGTCACCACCGCCTAGTGCAATAGCACCTCAGTTTGGTAGTGGTAACAACTCAGACTTATGTACAATTAGTTCAAGTGGTTCAGTACAGACACAGATACTTGGACTGTCAATTGGCACTACATACACAGAAGACAACTGTCTCAGGTTAAAGAAAGCACAGAAGTTATATATGTTTGGTATGAAAGTCGCAGCAGTCAGTGTGATGTGTCAAGACCCAGATGTATGGGCTGCGATGATGTCAGCTGGAACGCCTTGTCCGATAGACGGACTTATAGGACAGCAAGCTAAAGATGCTTGGGCAGTTAAGACAGCAGAGATACCTATGCCACCGGAGGAAAATGAAATTACTGCACAACAAAAACGTGATAAAGCTCTCAGCATTATGGGCACTGTTGCTGCTGCCTTTATGTTCTTTTAGTAATTACTATACATTCGGCTACAGTGGTAACGCAGCTTTAAATGGTTTAACTTGGGGGATGACCACACCTATACTTGGTATAAGCACTGAGGAAGGAATGGACATAAGCGGTGTGATTTATAATTACACAGCAGTTAAGG